CCCTTAGTAATGGGTATACCGCCGGGCAAGCCGCTCCAATCATCCGTACTAGAAAATATGTACCCGCCGCCTATACGCTTATTGCGAACATGGACAACCATATCATCTTCGGTATTCTTAACAGGCGTGTACTGGTAGTAAACCCCGTTAATCTTTAAACTTTGTGAGCCGCTTGGCCCTATATTCATGCCCCAAGTATGTCCAGTACCAGCCATATTACCGCTAATACCGTATAGATACTCGCTGTAGGCGTTTGTAGCGTATAGCGCTAGCAAAGCAACAGCTAACCTAATCATAGCAACAGCAGCAATCCTAGTACCGCCCCGGCTGCGCTAAGTAGAAACTCCTTAGTATCATACTTAGTTATAACTTCCGGCTTAGGTATAGCTCCCTCGTCATTTTCCCATGCAATCTTGGCATCAGTACCTATAATGCCGTTATAGGGGCAAGGCGTACCAGCCATTATCATTGCATCAAATACCCGTAAATCCTGGCACAGTACCGAAACAGCAGCTACCTTCATACCCATATCGTATAAGGTCTTGGCATTCTTCAACCGCTCACAGTTAAGGTCGCGTGTTGTAGTGCCTGCTGAGATACCTAGTATTTGCGTCTGTACCGCCCCTGCTACGCCGACTGTGCATGAGTCAGAGTTACCGCCAGATAATGATGGAGATATAGCAGAAGGTGGTGGTGACTTTAGCGTAGTGGTTACGCTACCCGTAGTGTGGACTGTACTTTTGGTAGTAGAATCCGTAACAATAGGTTCAGCATTAGCCACCATAGGCAGCAGTAATACCGCCCATAGCAGCTTACGCATTAGGCAGCAGCAGCTGTAATGGCTGACATATCTTCAGTAGTCCAATAGTCCTTAGCAAGCATCAAGGTCAAATGTTCCTTGTTACGGGCTAGGGTATCAGTCCAATCATCAGCGTCCATGCCTTCTGGTGCGCCTGCGTTGATTAGTGCTACTGAGTCACCACAAGCTGAGTAGTGTGCTGCGATTTCTTCTGCGGTTACTTCGATTTCTTCTGACATGGGTCTATCCTTCTAAGATTTCTAAACGAGCAGTTAGCTCTTGGATTGCTTTAACTAATACTGGAATCAATGCAGCTTCTGCCACTTCCTGTGAACCATCTTCACGGTCATCCCACATCTTAAAGCCATCCTTAATGCCTGCATCAGCATCAATAGCAGCCTTAACTTCTTGGGCAATAAAGCCGTGATTGGTTTGGGTGTTTTTAAAGACTTCGGTTGAACCTTCTTCATAAGCGTTGAAGGTTGTAGGTAATTCACCTTTGGTACGGTAGTTCCAAGTGCGTGGCTGTAGAGCATTAACAAAAGCTAGTCCTGCTGTAGCATCTGTGATGTCTTTCTTGTAGCGTTCATCGGATACTGTTGACCAAGTTGCTGTGCCGTGATATGCACGTATATCATTAGTACTCTTACCTATAGTTGTATACCCCCCATCACCCCTTGCATCATAACCTATTACGTTTGCACCATTAGATGCAGCAGTGCTTGACCGAGAGTATGCACCAATTATTACATTGTGGGATGCTGTGGTAGTAGGAATAGACCAGTTACCCGCTTGAAGTCCTAGAAATACATTATTTCCACCTGTGGTTACACCTGCGCCAGCCCCTACGCCAACAGCAGAGTTATTTCCTCCAGTGCTATTATATAGAGCGTCCTTACCTACTGCTGTGTTGTCGTTAGCCGTTGTGTTGGTAAATAAAGCCCTGTAACCAACAGCGGTGTTTGCTGCCCCTGTGGTGTTGTTTGCTGCTGAATTTAAACCTGACGCGGTATTCCAAAAACCTGTAGTGTTATCTTGTAGTGAACTAACACCAGAAGCTACGTTGTTGTAGCCAGTCGTGTTTGAGTATAATGCACTATAACCCGTAGCTGTGTTGCTAGAGCCTGTGGTGTTGGACAATAATGCTGTACGTCCAGTTGCAGTGTTAGCCCCTGCGGTAGTATTAGCTTTCAAAGCATCATAGCCACTAGCAGTATTATTAGATCCTGTAGTGTTACTCTGTAAAGCAGACCTTCCTGAAGCGGTGTTATTTATTCCCGTGGTGTTTTGCCTTAAAGCCTCCGCACCAAGCGCAGTATTGTAGCTAGCTGTGGTATTAGACTTTAGAGCCTGTCTACCTATTGCTACGTTATAAGCGCCTGTAGTGTTAGTCTTCAAAGACTCAATGCCAGAAGCAGTGTTAAAGCTAGCTGTAGTATTACTCTTCAAAGCCTCAAAGCCACTAGCAGTGTTGTTGGAGCCTGTGGTGTTATACCTCATAGCTAAATAACCACTAGCAGTGTTGCTGGAGCCTGTGGTGTTAGTATATAAAGAACCATAACCAACTGCTGTGTTGTAAGAAGCTGTAGTGTTAGCCTGTAAAGCGTAAGCACCTGTGGCTACGTTACTAGCACCTGTAGTATTAGCCTTTAAAGCCAGAAAACCAGAAGCTAAGTTCCAGCTTCCTGTTGTGTTAGCCTTTAGAGCCTCAAAGCCGTTAGCGGTGTTGTCGGCTCCCGTGGTGTTAGATATTAAGGATCTTGCCCCAAGTGCAGTGTTATTATAACCTGTACTGTTATTTTGTAGGGTCTGACTACCTAATGCGGTATTGTAATAACCCGTTGTGTTAGCCAGCAGCGAGTACCAACCTAATGCTACGTTGTAATCACCAGTAGTAACAGCAGCACCCGCACCATCACCTACCAACGTATTATAGTTACCACCAGATACAATAGAGTTACCTGCGTTAACACCTGCTACGAAGTTTGATGTGCCTGCTGTGACTGCACTGATACCAGCGGTAGCTAGGTTACCAGTCATAGTGCCGCCAGCTTTAGGCAGCGCAGCGTTAGCGACAACAACAGTAGCAGCTACAGCGTCAGCAGAGGCTTTCATCTGCGTGTCGATTAAGTCCATATCTGTATTGACTTTAGTTCCCCACGTATCTTCTGATGCTCCGACTTCTGGCTTAGTTAAGCCGTAGTTCGTTGTAGTTGTATCTGCCATTGTTCTATCCTATTTGTTGATCTGGTTGCATTATACTATAAATTAGTCCATGTGGCGCTATCGGTTGGTAACGCTCCCCAGACTGCACTATCAAGAGGTAGTTCATCCCATACAGCAGGGTTTACTGGTATAGGTATGTATTTAAGTCGTCCTGTTGCCGTCATGCTAGATGCTGAGGTAATGCCAGCATATCCAGCCATAATAGCAGCGCCGTTAGATGTAGCGCTTGATACAGCGTTAACAACAGCACTTCCTGATAATACCATTGCACCAGCAGCGCTAGCCGATGATACCGCAGTAATAGCAGCGTTAGCCTGTAATACTATAGTGCCAGCCGCTACAGCCGTACTAGCCGCAGTTATTGCAGCAATGGCATTAGCGCATATTTGGCCTGTAGCCGTAACCGTAGAAGCAGCCGTTAAATTAGCAGATGCTTGGTAGATTATCTGGCCTGATGCCGTAGCCGTTGAATTAGCAACAACAGCAGCTTCGCCTTGCTGTACTAACTGGCCATAAGCCGCTAAAGAAGATGCGGCATTAATAGCTGCAACAGCGTCTACATAGGCAGCTTGCCCATAGATGTTAACGCCAAAATTAGCTGCACCATAACCATTCATTATTAAGCTAGGGTTATGTCAAATTCACCTGCTTGGAATCGGAATACATCACCGCTGGCAATTGCTTTACTAGCCGTTAAAGCTGTCTGGGCTAGCATATTGCCGCCAGAAGAAGCATCTAATACAGCCGTATGGGTAATTGTACCCCAGCTAGCAGATGCAGTTGGAAACTCTACAGCAGAGGTATTATCCATAGTGCCAGATGCAGAGGCATCAAAAGCCATTGATTGCCGGGCGTAAGAACCGCCTGATACTTCTGTGCCTGTACCGCCAACACCAGTAGCCGTTGTATAAAGACCAACATAGACAGTCGTAGGCGCTGTATAAGCCGCATTACGAAACGCATGGTCTAGTAGTTCATTTTGTAGGAATGTAGTAAATGCCATGTTAATAAGCCTTAATATTTAAGCGTAGGCCAGAGCCAGACGCTGTTGATTTACTGCTCGCGTCATTAACTCGCTCTACAGCCGATGTGTACAAAGCAGCCCAAGTTTGGGCGCGTTGGTCTTCTTTTAAGTAAGGCGCTGAATGTAGCAATGCACCGTATAGGTAAATGTCTGGGTAATGCGTTAAAAGCCAATTAGTTGTAGCGCTAGCCGTTAGCGTAGGCACTTTAGCGTAGTAATTCAATACCGAGCTATACGCGCTATCAGGGCTAGGCATAACTTCAAACTGGCCTGCGCTATGTCCGTAGAACTGCGGTACACCAGTAGAATCATCCCTAGCGGCTCTCATGCTCTGTATTTCAGCGCGTGATAAATATCGTAGATCAACCGTACCGTCAGTTTCCAAATGAAACCTAATAGTAGCCAGCCAATCGCTAGGTATCCCAGTAAACTGGCCATCCACCGTTGTTTCAGAACGTGTCTCCATACGCCAATGGCGTACCTCATTACTAATAGACGACTCTGCCAAGGCAATGAAGTCCGGTATAACAGCCGTTAGATCATCGCGGTTTAAGAAGTTTGCGATTGAACTTTGCAGCTCTGCGTATGTTGAAATTGCCATGATTAATATCCGCTTAAAATACCTTTACGCCCAATAGTATGCTCATACAGAAAAGGCGCTGCACGATCAAGAATGCCTATACCATCATAGGACTGCCCATCACCAGTTGCTATCCGATCTTGAGCGTACTGCTTGGCTTGATTAAATAAATCCTTATCTGCTAAACGACCTTCTTCTGGATTGTAAGCGCTAACGCCAGCCATGTTTTCCCAGTAGTCACCTATTGCATCGACAGGTCTTGTTCCATAGTCACCGTATTGGTAGGCTTTGGCAAGTTTACTTACTTTGTCTTTATTACTAGGGTCGCGGGCAATCATATCATAACCCCCCATGTAATTCGCAATCATATCAACAAGCCCACGATCTTGTCGCTTACCTATATCTGGGTCGAATGATTTCATTAAACCACCCAGTTTATTATAGTAAGATGCATGGTCCATAGTTCCTTGCACGCCATCGTCACCAAACCTATGAGATTGGTCATTATACCATTCAACTAGATTGTAGTCAGAGTATGGGTTGGATTCAGCCATTAGTAAGCATACCCTTTCTTAGCTGGTTTCTTGGCTGGCTTCTTAACGGTCTTTTTAACCTTTTTGGCTTTCATGGCAGACTCCATAATATATATGGGCCGATTATACCACGATTATGCCACGCCTTTCATATTACGTTTTAAAGCGCCTTTGTGCTTAGTGCGCTTACGGCCTAAGTCGCCTGCTGCAAACGCTTGGGCCATCTGTCGTAATGCGTCAGCGGCTTCTGAATGCCCCTCAGATTTGTCTGGGGTATGCGTCCATCTATGCTCAGTATTTGACCATTTGCGGCGGTAGGACTTTAAATGAGCCAAGCCCTTAGCGCATTTGGTTTCATCAATCCATAGGTATGGGAATAAGTCAGACGTTTGCTGTATACCCCATAGAATGTCCTGTATGCGTGGCACTATGCGCCAGTTGGTACTAGGCATTAGTTCCTTTAGCATTTGCTTGGGCGATTTGTTGCTGTTTTGGCCTTGGCGCTTATGGTCAGCATCATGCGGTAAATATATGTCTTCAAATATAAGGTCTAGGCTTTTAAGCCATTTAACTACATCGCTGTAGGGTACTGACCAAGCCTCATAGAAATCTATACACCTTAGCTCTAATCCTACTTGCTGTACGACCCATACGGCACAGCCATCGCTTGCGCCAATATCTAGAAACGCCATTGTTGGATGCGACTGTACTACCGGGACTTTGCAAATCCTGGCATCTGCCTTTGCTTCGTTAATCTCCCTTAGCCAGAAAGCACCTTCTGGGAATTCTAAGAAATCGCCCTCCCAGACATGGCCATAACTATCTGGCCTACGGTCTAGGTCTTCTAAGCGCTCTTGCTCTAGCACTGCCGGGAACCACGGATTGTCGTTGTAGTTAAGGCTGACTATTTTAGAGTTGGCTGGTGGGTTTACCCGGTAGCGCTCATGCGTTGAGCTTTCTTTAGATTCGGGATTCCATGTAACCCAAACCTCTGAGTTATCTTCACGGACTGTTGGAATTAGTTTGCGCCACGCTTCTTCTGATACGGTTTCGCCTTCGTCTACCCAAGCTAATAGCAACTTAGCCTTTGATTTAATGCTATCTAGGTTATGCCGTAGCCCGGCAAATACAAACTTAATACGCCCGTCTTTGGACCGTATAAAGCGCTCGCCTATTTCATAGTACGCTTCAAGCCAAGGTACTGACCTAATGGCAGACTTTACTTCTTCTAGCGATGATTCATCCAGCGAGTTTAAATGCTCACGACCGCATAGTATCTGCCCTGATACGCCAGACGTACCATAGCGGTATCCTTCAACAGCAGCCATTAATGCAAAGCTACGCGTCTTGCCGCTACCCCTTCCGCC